GGTGCAACTTCTACATAGTCATTATATTCTTCATCGACTTCTTTTAAATTTTTCATCATACCCGTAGCATCACCATTAGGCACTTTATCACCTTTCTTAAATTCTTTTCCTGTTAGTGATCTAAAATCACTGGTTGCTATATATCTCATTTTTTTTATTTTTTGTTTTACAAATATTAAATGAGCGAGATTTTATTCTCACTCATTTAAAGTTATTTTATGTGTTTTGATGCCTTAAAGCAGAATACATTGAAGTAAGCCCTGCTGTGAATCCTGTTCTTGCTGTTACTCTTATACCAACCAAGTCATTTTCGCCAAGAGAAGTTCCAGCGACTGTTGCCTCTGTCAGTATCTTGATTGTGAATCCACCACCGATAACATCGCCGATAATCGAGTTCTTTAAGTTACCAAATAATAAAACAGGTTTATTATCGCCGTTTGTATTTGACGGTGCATTTTCAATTATATTGAAATCGTAACCTAACATTTGAGCCGGATTTCCGCCGAACGGGTCTAACCATAGCGGTCTGTTTTGATCATCGGCTAATTTTCTTAAAGCCGCAACTACAGTTCTTGAACCATACCAAGCCGCCCCCATTGCATAATTTTGATCAATTGCGTAAGCTGTATCAACAACTTTCCCGTAAGTAAATACATTAGTGGATGCAAGGCTTGTTTCGCCCCCGTAAGTATTCGCTGTTGCAAACACACCTGTAAACGGTGCGCCAGTTCCTGCAAAGAATTGAGAATCTTCGCCTGTCCCTCTTGCCTGCGCAATTTTAGAAATTACATAAGCGCCAACATTGACATTAGGGTCATTCAACATTTCAGTTGATAAAACTACAATAGCTTTACCCTTAGCCGGAGTTAGTGTATTAGTCCCAAACGTTGGTTTACTTGCCCCGATAGCAACATTTTCACCTGACCCTGTGGTTTCCCAAGCCCAAGTAGGCAATGTGCCTTCTTTTGGGAGTCTTAAAACTCCGCCACCCATAGGGATTACCGACATATACTTTCTCGCTTGCCCGAAAGTCGGGATCATTTCGTAAATCTTGTTTTCAGTTATTGCCGGAACTAAATAACCACCTGCGTCATCATTGTCTGCTACTAAAACCGGGTCTGCTGCTTTAATCATTTCCTCATTTCTGTTATACATACCAACCAGCCTTTTTGAAAGTGCGTAGTTAGGATTTAACAATAATTCAGATTCTTTTTTTGCAGCAATGTCAATAGGGTTTTGTGCTTTTAAAAGCGGCGAATCTTTAAAGAAAGTTTCAATAGCCCCTTTGATTTCGTTTTGAAATTCTTTCTTTTCCTGCAAATCATTTAACTCGATTTTGTCAGTATCAGTTAATTTCTCCGCCGGAGTTCTTAAAAGATCATTTAATCTTTTAACATCTTTTCCATCCATTTTTTTATTGTTTAATTTTTTAATAATTAATTTCTTATGCCTGTTAAAAAGCTAAGTTCTCTACTAACCATTTCCGCAATTTCTTTATTGGAAATTCTTTTTGGCTTCGCTAAACTCTCCGCTGTCTTTTTGGCAAGTTGTGTTTTTATTTCAAGTATTTCTTTTGCTAAATTTTCTATTTCGGGATTTGAATTTTCTGATTTCGATTCTTTCAAGGCTTCAAAAAGAATTTTCATACTCTCAATTTCTTCCGCCTGATCATCAAGGATAACTTGTATTTCCGATTTATATTCAAACAATTCAATTACAGATTTAACTTCATCAGTTTTCATATACGATTTTATATTCTTTGCCAAGTCTAAAGCATTTGGGTTCATTGCCAAAGGGGCTGAAGAATATTCAAGTAATATCCATTTGTTAATTGTTCTTATTCCTGATTTGTCATCAAGTGTTATAGCCCCGTCAACGGGTTCGGAATATCTGCCTGACTTTCTCGGAACATCAAAACCGATTGACCAAGTTTTGATTATATCTTCTTGGTGTAAAGTATAAATATCATTTGCGAAAGGAGTTTCACTGAATACTGTTTTAACTTTTACACCGTCATCAGTTCGCTTAACCCATAAATTTTTAGCAATCGGTTTATCATAATTATGATTATAAAAAACCGTCTTTGTTTTTTCAAAATCCGTTGAATCCATACCCTTTGGATTAACAATATCCTTACCTCTGTCAACTGCCGGCGTTGAAATATAATGTGTGATTGCTCTTTCAGATTTTAGCTTTTCAGCTTTACAATCTTCAATTTCAAAAAATTCTAAATTTTCCATTTTAAATAATCTTTTAATTTACTGTTTGATTTTCTTTTATATTTTGGTTCTTGCTGTTCAAATCAATTGGGTAATTCATATACTCAATATCGATAATATCCAAGCCCTCAAACTCCCTGATTTCGTTTGCTGTGATTGCACCCATATCTGTCATTGATTTATACCAGGCTAATTCACCCTCTTGGTCACGTGGTGAAGTGTTATCGTGCTTTATGTATAAACTTTTGCCAAATTCCATAGCTAAATTCTTTGTCAAAACATCATCAAAGTAATCCATTATCGGTTCAATAACCCCGCTTGTAAATTGCAATGTTACTTCCTGTGCAGTTGCTCTGTTAATCGACTCCGCCATTCCGAACATAAATTTATTAACCTGAAACGCCGCACAAATTTCATCTCTGTTTGAATCTTTCAAATTAACTATGTCCATATCCTTGATTGAATACGGTGAACTGATTGGTTTTAATCCTTGATCGAATACACCTGTCTTGTATGAATTAGTAACCCCGCCGGCGTATCTGCCAGCTAACATATTTTGTGCCCGTTCATAACTTTGGTTTGACATAGTTTGGTCAGTTGTAAATATCTGACCAAGAAACCCGCCTTGCTTATAAAATTCTTTCTGATAAGCGGATTGAAACTGATTTACTTCAACTTCATTTGCAATGTTCTTTATTATTGCTCTGCCTTGAAATAAATTGTCAGGATCAGGATAGCGTAATTGAATCACATCATTATAAGCCAGTCTTACCATTCTATCGCCTGTATTATATGAATAATAATATGAACCGTCAGCGTTCATTAGCAATGTCAAATTGTTTGGCAGTAATTGCACCAAGCCCATAGGCAAATTTAACCCATTGCGGAGTTTATATAAATAAGCATTCCCGTAAAATGCAAAGTGTTGAGCAATTCTGTATTTTATTTCCCACCAAGTTTGAAATTGGTTCGGGGTTACGAACATATCATTTATTGGATGTCGCATAACTTCTTCCGGGTTATCATTTACAGTTTCGTATAATCTGAATTTCACACCCGCAAAATGTTTTCCCCACACGTCAACACAATCATAAATCCAACTGACCTGATTTTTATTTGAAGAGTTTGTATTGAAATATTCGCTGAATGTTTTATTAAAAGTAGAGTAGTCTGTCAAAGTAATATTTGATTTTATAAACTCTACCAATTTTGATTTAATTAATTTTATCATAAAAAAAACGGATTACAAAACATTAAACTTAATAATGTCTTATAATCCGTTTTAAAATTTAGATTATTTAATGTAACTTATGGAAAGATCGGAATTACTTTTTGATTAATTTTTCTTTTACACTTACAATAATATCGCATACCTGATTATCATTAACATATACTGTGATTGAGCCTGTGCCTGTTTCCTTGCAAATCAAATCATATTTCTTTTGAACTTTAACGCTAAGTTCGACCTTAGAAATGTTCGGCACGTTGTAGTTTATTTCTTTGGACATTACAAAATTATGTTAAATGAATTTAATAAACAATAGGTTTTATACAAAACTAATTTTTATTTCAGATTCTTTCCGGTATGTTGAATACCTCATAGCGTCCATAATGTGGTCATTCGCTTTTACAGGTTCATCAAGTATGTTCCCGCTCTTGTCAACTTTCCAAGAGTAATTTTTAATTTCTTTTATGATGTTCAAAGAATTACAATGAATAAATATTTTTTTACGCTTAACAAAATCAATACCGTCTTTGACTGACTTATCCGCAGGGTAAACATTGTAACCCGCATTTGATATTTCTTTTATCTTATCCGGTTCTGCTGAATCCGCATAAACATATTTATTTTTATTCTGAATGACATCTTTCATTTTAACAATCAAATCAGAATTTAATAAATGGGTTTCATATACCAATTCCCTTACGTATAAATCTGAATCGTATTCATTCGTTTCAATCAATGCAGTAGGAACATTGTAAGCAAAATCAATTCCGTATGTTGTTTCATTAAATTTGCCTTCAACCGCTTTCCATTGTTCATCAGTCAAGACTTTCCAATTCTTATAAATCTTAACTGCTGAAAATCCTTTCTCGCCAAGTCCGTAAATATTCCAAAAATTCTCATCTTCATCTTTTGTCCGTTCAATTTCTTTGATTAATGTATCTTCAAGAAATGGATTGTCTTTGTAAGTTGAATGTATAAATTCGCAGTCATCTCTTGTTAAAACAAAATCATATATCCAGTGCATTTCTTCCGAAGGGTTGTAATCAATAAATATCTTCCCGGTAGTTCTGATTAACAATTGACGCCAATCCTCAAGGGTTAATTCGTTTGCTTCATTAATAAATAATAGCCAACGTTTAGCACCTCTCTTTTTTGTAGGATTATCTAATCCTGAAAAGCGGAATGTAACCTTACCTAATTTATAAGTGCATTCAGTTTTATTGTGATTCTTTTCGTTATATAAATCATTCTCTTTGAGAATTTCCAAGAAGTCAAGTAATACCGTAACTTTAAGCGTTGACAATTCTTTCCTTACAATATCAATTATACTTTCTGTTTCTTGCTGATACGCTAAAGTGATTAATAGCTGAATTATTGAATAAGTTTTAGTTGATCTTGAACCACCTTGATTGAGTATGATTTTTTTTAATGGGTTATAGTAAGCATTATAATTCTTTTCAAATACAATAGATGAATTAAAAACTACTTCCATTATTTAGGTTTGATTATGTTTACTTTGATTGAGTTTACAATGTCTTTGCCGTCTTTGCCGGTGAGCTCGATATTATCACGCCAACCTAATTGCTTTAAAGAAAATATACTCATAGTATTATTCCCTTCCAGCCCTTTTCTTTCAAGTGCTGTTTCTTTTTTTGCTAAAAGTCTTTTTATAGCGTAAGTTAATTCGGGGTATTGGTATAATTGCTCTCTAAGGATTCCGCTTTGATACGAAAATTCTGCAATGATTGGAATATCAGTTTCGTCAGTGTATTTCATAATATCTAATTCAACTTGTCTTAAATATTCCTGAGTCCATTTAGTAATTTTTGCACCGGCTTTTTTTAATGGTCTGTCTGTTATTTTTTTACTCATTGTGTAATTATATACCCGTTTTTATCATAAATCAAAAACGTAAGATTCTCAAATTGTTCTTTCAATTGCTTTCTTTGTTGCTTCAGCTTATCAAGATTATATTTCACCGCTGAAACAAATTTGACTTCGCCGGATTTTGTTATGCCACGTATAAGAAAATAGTTTAATGTCATAGTTCGTTTTTTAGAAATAAGAATATTAGAACTGCCAGTTGTTAATGATTGTGAAGATTGATAACCGATAAATGTCCGTTCATTTTTCAATATGTTGTATGATTTATTCATAAAATCGTAAATTTTTTCGTTACTTTCAAAAACGTATTAACAAATTTAATAAATGTTTCTTTGCAAAACCTGTTTTGATTTTCTTTCAAGTAATCCTGTAAGATACTCGCTGGAATGTTACTTTCAAATTCTGCCAAAGTTTCATTCTTATCATTCTTTAAAATATATGTTGCTATTTCTTTTTGCATAGTTAAATTCTTTGCTGTCTTTTCTCATTCTCAATATCCCGCAAAGCACTTTTAACTTTTGCTTTGAATTTACCGGAAGTTTTGACAGGGTTTTTATGATATTCTAAACTGTCAAGATTAAAACTAAGGTAAACAGGTTTACTTAATTTTGATTTGAGTTCTGCATTTTCCTTTTCAAGAAATAAAACTTTAAATTCTAAGGAATTTATTTTATTCCCATATTTTATTTGATTATCTATTTCGTTATCCTCTGATAATTTACGTAATTCTTTATTCAGCCTACTTGTTTCATTTTTGTAGTAATTGAGTTCGTCATTAAGCTTTTCGTTATTATAATAATATTTACTCCGCCAAATTTCCATTTCATCTTTATTGCTTTCACTCTCAACTGATTTCCATATACCATAGGCTAAAAGCCCGATTAATACTGTCCAGAATATTGCTGTTGGAATTTCTATCATTGTTTTTATTTTAAGTTATACAAAATTAGTTTAAATATTTCTTAATTAAAACAGTTAATAATCCCCCGCCGTTTACACTTCTGCTGTAAACACGTTTCGCTTAGACTTTCTAAGCTGACATTGGCGGGGTAATAATTAAGAAATATAGTCTTTGATTGGCTTTTGTAAATAATTACAAATATTAGCCAAGCTATCAAAATCTATTTTTTTGCCTCTTAGTAAACGGTTAAGCGTTGAATGTGAAATCTTCATTTCTTTAGCTAATGTTCTTTCTGATGTAAAAGTATGCCTCATTTTATCCCTGTCAAGTCTATCAAGATATATGTGTAAACATAATTTTTTATAATTTACGGATTGTTTAACCATAACATTATTTTTTAAGTTTTATAATTATTTTTGCTTCCTCTAATTCGGTTAAATAGTTTTTAGTTGCTTCTAAAACCAAATACATATCCGGCAAATCTTCTAATATTGCTTTTATATTCTCATATTTCTGCTTTGGCGTATCTCCTTTTATCAAATCCATTATTAATTTTTCGTAATTTTCCATTTTCATTTAGTTTAAGTTTTTAAACCCCGCCGTTTACACTTCTGCTGTAAACACGTTTCGCTTAGACTTTCTAAGCTATTTGGCGGGGTGAATAATGTTTATATTTTATTTATTCTGTTTAAAAGATTCACTATAATAGTATTAAATAATTCAGACTTTGTTTTTATTTTAAAATCACAATTAAAACATTCGCTGTTACGGTCTAAAGAACCGTGCATTGGACAACAGAGGGCTTTGCAGATAATTGAATCAAGTTTTGAATTAAACTCTGTCCCAACCATTTTTTCATCTAATCTAACTTTCCCGCATTGAGAAAACAAATCTTCGTGCAATGCTACCCTTTTCTCTTCGCTATAATCTTTAGACGGGAAAAATATATAGTTGCAATAATGAATCAAGTCTTGTAGATTAATTTGAAGTTCGCCAAGAATAAGCACTGTATATCCTTTTGACTCTTCTATATTTTTTGGAAACTCTTTCCCCATAATTTATTTTTTAAGTTTTAAAATTATTTTAATAACCAACATCGGAATTAGGCAAACATACAAAACTGAATTAGGGACATCTATATAAGCACCAATCCATAAATCATACCAAGCAAAAAATATTTTTATTCTTTTCATCTCACCTCCTCCGCAACACCGCTTTGAAACGGTTTAATCCAATCTTGGATTTGCTCGATTGAAGCAAAGTAAACTGGTGAACTCCCTGACGATAATAATTCAAGCCAAAAACCAATAATTCTGGATGAGCAATTATAAACTAACAAAGCGTGTTTGTTTAGTCTTAAACACAAAGCTATTTTATAATCATTTGTCCATTCAAACCCGATCCCCTCAAGACTCTCCGGCGTGATTGGAACTTGTTGGTTATCCCAAAACTTCTCTATTGGATTTCCGCAAAGATTACAACATTTAACGGTAGTCCAACCAGTCCAATTTTCTTTTAAACATTTGCATTTATCCATTCTTTTCCGCCTCCTTTTTGGCTTGAAATTCAGCCCAAACAGTGTCAAGGGTTCTGAAAGAACAAGCGAATTTATCATATAACCATTCAACATCTTCCTTGCTGATTTCAGGCAGTTTTATTTCGGTTACTTTGATGTTGCGGTCGGTATGACAAAAATGACTTTTTAACGCTGTTTGAACTTCTTCAAATTTAACTTTCGGGTATCCATTTATTTCGTTCAACTCAATCTCAACACAAATCTTTTTGCGTTCGGTTTCCTCATAAACATCCTCAAACAGTTCCGGATTTTCCCGGATTGTTGTTTCGGAAAATTTGAGACTTTTTGAATTTGTAAACCATTCATTATCTTCTTTAGTTAAATCCCAATTGCCCGAAGTTATTAAATTTCCGTAGTTATTTAAAAACTTGTAACCTTTTTTCAACTTAATTACATCTTTAATTTTTTTCATTGTTTTTATTTTAAGTTTTAACCCGCACCGCAAACAATATAATTCAGGTTCATAGCCTCTGATTATCGGTAGTTTGCATTTGCAGATCATAAATTTTGTTTTAAGTTAGTTTTTTGTTTGTTTTTGCACTTTTTTTTAACAGTCGCTTCCTATGTGCCAAATTCCATAATTTTACCTCTATTAGTAGCGACCTATATAATTGATTTTTCTTTCAGTGTATCTTTTTACAAATTCGCTTAAATAATTCAACACGCACCGCCTGTGTTATTCTGTGATGACTTCAGCTTCATATTGCTTTCTGAAATAAACTCCGCCGTTTTCTGATCGGAAATCCGTCTAAAATATTCTTCAGGTGTTTCCAGCTTTATATTATGTTTATTCGCAAAATGCAAAACCTTTTCGGTAAATTCTGCAAATTGTTTTTTATTCAGATCCGCCGTTGAATCAAAATCAATTATTGTTTCACCTGTTTTTTTGTTAATTACTTCTGTGTAATATCCAAATTCATATTTCATAAGTGCCTTAATATCCCGCAT